TCAGGACGCAGCGGGAGCGGGGTTCCGGGGGTTCCGGCCCATTCCATGCCACGAACTTCGCCGTTCCCCGTAGGGCTGCTTGGGAAGTTCATTCCGTTTCCTTTGTTTCGTTTTGCGTGGGTTCGGTCAAGGAAGGCATGGCTCTACCATCGGAGTGCGTGTGATACCCGCATTGCAAGCACTGGTACATGTCTTGTCCAGCGATCATGTCATACGAGCCACAATGGGCGCAATATCCGCGGTAGGCCATGCCTTCCTAATTACCGATGGCTACTGGTCGATAGCCGGGTCGTTGTAGGTCAGCGACGAACCAGTCTCAATTCGCTGGATCGAAGCCTGGCGGTAGATGCTGTATCCACCGAGCCAGTACCAACCCCACGGCACGAAACGACGCAGGAAGTCGGTGATCGGACCAGGAACAACGTGAGGCTGCTCCGTGTTGCCGTCGATCATCGACCACGCCTTTGCCAACGACTGACGACCCACGCAGAGGACGCCGTACACCGGGGCGTAGCCCGAGGACGAGGACGAGCCGACACCCTGGAACACAGGGGCACGGGGCGTCTCGATGAAGCGGAAGCCTTCAAAAGCTCCCATCTCACCGGCCCAAATTTCACCCGGCTGTGAGTAGGTGTGAGGGTCACGCCACGACGCCGAACCCGTCTCCGAAGTGAAGTCGTACGCGACGTTCGGGTGGATGTAAGCGGTGTAGAACCCGTTGAAGTTTGGGACGTTCTGCGAACGGAGGCGAGCCTTCGCTGCACGAATGTCTGCGGCCTTCAACGTGACCGTTGAGTTGATCGCTGAGCGACCAGCAACGCCCTGGGCATAGGCGACGTTCGTGCCTGCCTGGAGGACGCCGCGAGCAACTTCGTCGATGCTGACACCAGCGTTGTAGCCAATGACGTTGGCAACGATGGGGTCAATCTCAACGTAAGACTCACCACGCAAAGCGGCGGTGGTAAGCACGGCGTTACCGTACTCAGCGAGCGTCACGGTGACGTTGCTCTCAGAGATTGCTTGAGGCGTAACGTCCGTGGACTCGTTCAGCGCCGTCGATGCGACAGCAAGGTCGCTGACGATTGGGAAAGTGACAGAGGAACCAGGCATCGACTGGTTGGTTGGCTTGATGTCAGCAACCTGGTCGAAGTAGAGTTCCGGGCGGAGTGCGAACCGGGCGAGCCGATCATACGCCGCCTGAGCCAGACCGAGATTACCAGTGTTGGTAGTCCCCGTGGCTGGGTTTGGGCTGTATGCCATTTGTTTTGGTCCTTATGGATTGGACCTCTGGATCAACGCGAACCAGGAGCGAAAAGACCGGCTTCTCCGCCAATCTTTCTAACGACTTCCATGGCTTCTTCTTCGGTTGTCGCACCAGCCATCGCCGCTAGGAACTCTTGAGCCACGGTAGGTCCTGACTCATTCATTCCGGTAGCACCGGCAATGCTTCTAGCACGATCAAGTTCTTCTCGGATCGGATCGCTTTGGGATGCTTGTTCCGTGTGACCCACGTTGATGCCGTATTCAGCGGCGGCGCTTCTAATCGCCTCCGGCTCAATCTCGCCATCGTAAGCCTTGCGGAGCAAAGCCCCAACGCCTTCCTCGGGGATTCCCGCCTTGGTGAACGCCAGTTCACGCTTGAGGGCTTCGGCTTCGGCTTTCGCCGTTTCTGCCTCTCGCAACCTTTCCTTCGACTTCCGAAGCTCTGCTCGGATGTTGGGGTCTAGTGCGTCGGATTCCTCGTCCTCGAAAGTATCGTCGAACTCAGCCATTTCAGTCTCTCCGTTCCTGCTACGCATATTCACCGGAGGTGATGAATACGGATTGCATTTTCAGTTGTCGGCCAATACACAGCAAGGTTGCCAACCCTTACCGGGTAGCGGCCTTAGCTCACCGAGACAATCCGGGCCAAAGCTCCACTAGGTACTTATTGTATCAGATTAGGGCCGACCCTGGATGCCTTCGGTGGCTGCGCGACCAACCGAAGTTCCCTTGGCTCCCATGTTGTAACCGCCACCACCGGACAGACCAGCGGCGCGAGCGCCCAACGCAAGTTTCAAGGCCGCATCTTCTTGGGCGGGGTTGGTGCCACCCGTGGCGTTAGAGCCTGGAAAAGCGTAGTCAATCAGTTGTTGTTGGCTGACGGTTGTTTGTCCACGGGTGCCCGTGGCACTTTGCTCAAGGGGTGTCAAAGCGGCGGCCTTGCTAAATCCGCTCAGGTAGTAACTGGCATCCACTCTCCCTGCGGAATCGGAAATGTTTTGAGCGGCTAATGCGGCTGATTGCGCTTGACTCAAGTTTCCAAATCCCGTCTGCATGGCCTCGGTGCCAATGACGGCAGCACGGGTCTGCTGTTCCCATTGCTGGTTAGTCGTGGTTGGGTCAAGGTAGTAGGAAGCAAGATCAGAAGTGTTGATGCCGTAATACTGGTTCAAAAGGGTTCGTGTTTCAGCAGGGGCTGCCATAGCAACTTGATAACCCTTGTTGATTCGGTCAGTCAACGTTGTCCCGTAAATGCCGTTACCGATCATGGTGCCGATTTGTTGAGAAGTAAATCCCGTAATGCCAGCACCGTTTAGTTGATCTTGAATGCTTTGCTTGTTTTGCAAGTAGCTAAGTTCCGTCATTCCGGGTGGCTTGCCGTAAAAAGCTTGCTGATAAGCGGGTTGTTGACGAATTACGTCAAGAACTTCTGCGGCATCCAAATGGTTGCCGGGGTCGGTAATCAACTGCATGGCAAGCGGCCCAAGGCTTGTTAGTCCCCAATTGTCAAGATCAAGCTGTACCTGACCATAAGCACTTTGTTCAAACGCAGAAGTAACATCGGGAACACCAATTCCGCCAGGCTCGATAACAATGTTTGGGCTTGGACCCGATTGGGGGTTTCCTGTACCGCCACCACCGCCGCCACCGTATTGCGATCCAACGGTGTAGTTGGCTCCAACGCCGCCTTTGAGTTTTCCATTTGCGCTGATTACGCTTGTAAGAGCCGAATCCGCCGTTGACCTGTCGCTTACGTTTTTACCAGCAAGGGCGCTGACAAAAGCGTAATACTCCGAATCGGCAGTGTTGCCATATTTTTTGACAAATTCAGCATAGATGTTTCCCGTTACCGCACCTGCGGTTCCTGCGGCAATTGAAGTTCCAGTACCTACATAATCGGCAAGAATCTGCGCGGCAACACCAGTTGTACCAAAAGAATAAGTACTGGTAGCACCACCAAAAGGGGTAAGATTGACTGTCATTGACCAGCCCTGCCTTCAAATCCGTCATGTAATGCTTTGACAAATTGCTGCGCCCGGTCGTGCGCTTGTGGGGTGTATTCCCAGTTATGACCAGGGTGTTGCATCAAAAACTTACGCCATTCATCAAGGGTCATGGGAATTGGGCGTCCCGTCTTGGGGTCCATGCCGCCTTGCAATGCTTGGCCCCATTTGGGGTCAGACCAATTGGGTTCGCTCATAACTGGACCAAGAACTTGTTGGGCTACCTGAATATACGGGTCAAGCAAAACCCGAGTGGGCAATCCTGATTGAATTTGCGGGGCAAACGTGGGGTACATGCCGCAAGCAACTTGAACAACGTATTGCTTGAATCCTTCAAGGTCTTTGGTTTTAGCCCATTCCTTCAAAGCTTGGTCTGATATTGGAACAACGTAATCGTCTGCCAATTTTTCAAACTTTGCTTCTTCGCCTTTGTGCTTGAGCTTTTGTCCTGGAAATGTTGGCAATCCGCCTTCTTCGGGCATTTCCATGCCGTCTGATTCGGGTGCTTCATTGCCTTGATCGGGCGTAGTTGGTTGTTCTTCTTGTGGCGAATCTTGGGATTCTTGCGGAGCCGGTGTCATTGTGTCAGTCATAATTATCCCAAACTAGAGAATACAGCATTTATGCCAGGCGCCGCTTCGGGGTTTTGCGCTGCAATTGCCGCCATGTTTTCTTGCCACCAATCCTGTACGGACTGGTAAGTAACTTCACCCTTAGCCGCTTGGTCAAGCAAAGGTTTCAAATTTTTGTTGTATGCGTCGATAAGTTGACGGTAGATATCAGCAACGTTTACACCATTGACCGTGTAGTTCTTGTATTGCGGCAATTCAAGCATTTCTTTCAATTGGTCAAGAGCTTGGACTTTTTCGGTTGAAGAAGCGGCGCTAAGGTAATTGGAATACCAAGACGGATTGTAGTTTTGCCCATATTCCTGCATGATGTTTTCTTTCCAAGTGTACGCACCGCTGGAATGACGGTTAGCTTCGTACATTGGTTTGACGGCGTTGTAATACCACGCATTACCAATGGCAACCAAGAAAGAATTGTAAAACTGCTCTGGCGTTTCTCTGTATCGCAAATTGGATGACAACAACACTTGGTTAGCGGGTTCGTAGAAGTTGGGGTCTTTGGTTGTGTTGGGACCAAACGCCAATGCAGCCAATGGGTACTGTTGCACAACGCCCATGTTGTTTTCAACGTATATGTAAAGTTCTTTGTTTTCCGGCCCCATGTAGTTGCCGTTGGAACTCTTGGTTTCGTACAGGCTTTGAAGGGTTGCGTAAGGGTGATCCTTGATGAATTGGTCAACAGCCGCCATGTAATTACCTTTGAACACCTTGGCCGTAACGTACCCGTTCAGTTGCGAACGGATGTTGTCGTCGGCTTGACCAAACCCAATAGACACAGGGGAAAACGAACCGACAAGCTTTGCAAGCCACATGACAGCAGCGTGACGGTTGGCTTCGTCAAGCATGTGATTCATAATTGTTGGAGTGGCGTTTGTACCAAATGTCTTTGATTGCCATTGGGCAAATGCTGTGCGACGAAGAAAATTGTCTGTCATGGAATCAGAACTGAACCTTTCTTTTCTTAGCTTGTTCCATTCCTGTTCTTGCAATTGCGTTGCGTATTGGGTAAACGCTTCAATCTTGGCCGTCATGTACGAATCGGTGGTCATGTTTTGGAAACCCGACACTCCGGCCACACCTTCGTAAAGGTTTCTAACTAGCGAGTTGGGCACAAGGTCTTGGTAGAGGTTTTGACCAAGGCTTTGGTTCATAGCAATTGGACCTTCAACAAAGTTTGCTATGTCCCTTGCATAACGGTTGGATCGACCAGGAACTTTGTCCATGACTAATTCCGTCAAAAATGTTGGAATGGGTCCAAATTTGGGAGTCAACGTATCCCAAATTGTTTTGCCAGGACCAGCATCCGTTTGAGTAGCGTCAGAACCTGGCGCAAGTGGGTCCATCGTAGTAAGCGATGACAATGAACCCGTAAGCGGAATGCCAAACAGAACCATGCCCGGAATTGGAAAAATTGCCATGCCTTGCTTGTTTTGCATTTGCGACGACCATTGGACAACGCCATACATCGCTCGAAGGTATTGCATAAACGCACCAGGGTTTTCAGCAAACAATCGTCCCATTCGACGCCATGCCTGGTTCTGTGCAAAATAGAACGGGGCAAACGAACGCATCAAATCTTCAAATTTGAGTTTGTCGGCAGGGTTATGGATGAACCGAACCATTTTTTGTGCCGCCATTGTTTGAGCAACAACGTCAGCTTGGTCGGCGCTCAGCAAACCCTGAACCACTTTGTCGTTCAACGCTTCACGGGCACGGACAAATTCGTACACATACACGGGGTTACGGCTCATTTGGTTCACAATTGGACCAAGGACCCGAGCATGGCCCACTTGCGAAATCTGCTCTACAATGTCCGACCGTCGCCAATTTTCTGATCGGCGAGCAATTACTTTTGCCGGAAGTTCATCTGCTGAATAACGTGTGCCGTCAGAACCCACCATGTATTCCTGATAGAACTGATTGACGTGAGCGGGCAGGTTGTTGTCCGCCATATCATTGACGAGCTTGTAAGCGTTGGGGTTGTATGTCCATTTGACGTTCGTAGCGCCAACATCAGCAAATTGACGTTCTTCGCTTTGGTGCGAAATCAAATGCTCAATGTCATCGGTCAACGCTTCTGCCCAAGATTCATGGGGGCTCATGTCGCCATCGCCTTTGCCAACAGCGAAGTGTCTGCTGAACTTGCTTACCTGTTCTTCGGGAAGTGAATCAAGAAATTTCTTGATTTCAGGAACCGCCAGGTTGTGTACCAGTTCAGGGTCATTGGGGTACATGTTGTAGAACCTGCGGTAAATCTTCATGGCGGGATTACCAACGGTTTTGTCAAAGGCGTAACCTTGTGTTTCGTAAAAAAAGCCGTCTGTGTAACCCTTTTCTGATTCACCAGCCGCATAGTATTGCGGGTTTCTCATGGTCGTCATTTTTGTTTTGAGCCTGCCATTTTGGACAATGCTTTGAGGGTCACGGTCAACAAATGTTTCAAGAACGTGGTCGCCGCTGTGAACGCCATCAACGGCAGCGGGCTTGTACGTTCCCTTGTCGGCATGTTGAAACACCAAAAATGAAGAAGCTTTGTAAAATTCCTCTTTGCCAATCATGTCAAGCATTGACTGGCTGGCCCCCGCAACAACGCCGTTGGCAATGGCTTTGATGTTTTCGCCCATTGTGGCATTGACGGTGTAACCACGATCCGTGATTCCCCTCAAGCCCTGTTCTTCGTAAGAACGCTCAAGGTCGTTGCGAATACTGAAATTGCCCTTGTATGCCTTGGTTTGCATCAATTCTTGACGGGCATCTTTGGTGGCTTCGTGAATAGCAAGAATACGATCTTCAAGGTCACTCTTGATGTTCATTGCCATGTTTTCGTACACGGTTTTGCTGATCTGGAACTTGCCCTTGTATTTGGTGGCAGGAGCGCCAAGAGGACCAGCGGTTGAAAGGTTTTCTTCGTACACCCGTGCTGGCACATCTTGACCGGCCAATTCAGCTTGGCGAACAAGGTACTGGTGCATTTGAGCCTGAGTCTTGCCCCATTCAAAATTTTCAAATTGCTTCATCTTGATTTCAAGTTTTTGCAATTCTTCTTCTTGCTCAGGAGTCAAGACGCCGTTGGTGGTGAGGGTTTCATCAAGGATATCTGCGTACTTGTCAGAAAGATCCCTTAGGTATTTGGAGTATTCCTTGGTGGTCATTTCCCAAGGAGCACGGCCTTGGTCATCAACCACATTTCGCATTTCTTGTTCAATGAAATCTTCGGCGTACCGTTGTTCACGGTAATTGGTTTTGAGTCCACGAATAACTTGTTCGCTGTCGGCTCCGGCGTGAAGTTGCTCAAGGGTAAATGGCTTGACGCTTTCGGGGTCGATGAACCTTTGCAATTCATCCAAGTCAATCCAATTTGGAACGGGACGATTTGGATTGCGAATTAGGTGGTCCAGCGAATCGTGCAACCTAATTTGATCTAAGAGTTCTTCGTAAAACGGCTTTCCAGCGCCAGGTCGAGCGGCGGCAAATGCGTCTGCAATGTTGTCAATTTCGGTGCCTTCGTTGCCAACTCGCCGCATCCAACCTTTTGATTCCAAACGCTTGACGGTAGATTCCGGCAGTCGTTCAACCCAGTCATAAGAACCTGGGTCGCGAAACTTGTTGATTTCGTAAATTGCTTTAGATTCATTTACGCCACGGGTACGAACGGGCGGCAAAATTACAGAACCTTCCACCTTGCGGCGAGATACAGCTTCGCCAGTCTTTTTGTTCAATCGAACTTCAGTAGAAATTTCGGGTGGGTGAATGCCAAACTGGTCGAACATTTCGTTGACAAGTTGGCGTTTTGCTCGTTCCAAATCTTTGACGGATTGTTCACGAAGTCGCTTGAGCATGGCTTTTGCTTCTTCACGGTTCCTAAAGAATTTTGTTTCTCGGACTGGTGCGGGTGTTTCAGGCCCTTTTCTAAACGCCTTGCGGTAAAGGTCTGACGGGGCAAGTTCTTTTTCAAGTTGATCTGCGGTAGGACCAGCGGCAAACGAGCGAGCCGTCAAACTTCCGTCCAATTTGTCGTGAAGCACCATTTTTTCAATCATTTGGTACTCAAGGTCCATCTTGGCGTTTTCATCAAACGTCCGACGAATTTCCTCTTGCAAAGTTTCAATTTCGTTCTTGAGCTTGTTCATTTGGAATTTGACTTCCGGTTGAACAGCTTGCTCCCAAATGTCCGCAGGAGTTCCTTCACGCATCAACTGGTCTGCGGTGGGGGGCGGAATTGACACAAACTTCTTGCCCAAGAAACTGTCACGTTCTGCCTGCTTTTTAGCAATGCTCATTTCAAGACCTTGCTGCAATTTGTAGTGGTCTGGATTCAGTTCACTTTCAGCAGCGGTTGTTTCAGATTCAATTCGGGTCAAGTCGGTTTCAAGTTGCGTACCCTTGTTGACAAGGTTTTCGTACATCTTGGCGTAACTTGGGTTGGCGCTCAGACGTTTGGATTCAATAGAAGCAATCAACAATTTGTTTGATTTGATTTCCTTTTCGGCAGCAGTTTTCTGTGCTTTCAAAGTTTCTATTTTTGCTTTGTTTTCGGCTTGCTTTTCGTTTTCTTCTTTGAGCGTCGTTTCCAGGTCGTTGATATCTTTACCAAGATTGGTGACATGACGATCCACAATCTTTCTGTAAGTGGTAATCATGTTTGCCCTAGAACGGATGTAGGTGTCGCCCAACCAACCAGCCAGCATGTTCCGTGGGCCAATGCGGGCGGTGTTTAGTCCAAGCTCTGAAATAGAAACACGAAGCGCCCAACCAGGGGTAAGCAAAGCAAGAGGTTTGAAAAAACGCTCGTTGATCCATTCGTTGAGTTTGTTAGTGCCCATAATAAAATCATGCGCTAACAAATCACGAGCACCTACGTCTGCAACACGACCACCAACAATGCTCAAACCTTCATTTTTGAACATGTTGGACATGAGCTTCCAAGTTTCTTCCTTGATCTCTCTAAAGTCAGGGAGAATAAATGGTTCAATGTGAAGGCCGTGAACACCTGCGGCAAATTCTTTGCCATCACGCTCAACCATTGAACGCGACGCACCAGAAACTTGCACTGCAAATTCACCACGGGAATCAACGCCCATGCCGCCAAGCCATTCAGAAATGGCGCTGTGCCACGACGAGCGGTATTCCTGGTACAGGTTTTCAAGACGCCGCAATTGCGGTTCACGAATGTCATCCAGGTTTTTCAAGGCGGTTTGAAGGTCCATACCCAAATAGCCCGTGGATCGCTTGAGTGTGCCTTTGTTGGCACGGGTAATTTCTCCCGACCTAAGCAACAATTTGGTAAAGCTTTGGTCAAAATCCTTTTCTACAAGACCAAATGTTGCGTTGATGTAGACGTTGGACCAAGCAACCGGATCGGACGTTTCGCTCAAGTATGACAGTACGGCGTTGATCTTGGAAGAACTTTCGCCAGCCAACTGCATCATTTGTCCAACGGCGTAAATGGATTTGCGGCTTCCAGGTTCAATTATGTCTTTGACAATCTTGCCCGTGTTTTCGTCGTAGCGCATTGCCTCTTGGCCGAAAAATTCTGACAGCTTGTTGATGGCTGCGTTATCGCCAACTTTTGCTTTGCGAAGAAGCGACACAATGCCAGCGGTGGGCATTCGCACCTCAGTCAACATCGTCGTGGCGTCGGCTAGATTTGCCAATGTATCAACAAGGGTTTCCCTGGTAGCGCCGTTTTCTTCCATTGCTTTGACAAGTTCAGGAATGACCGGAGCCAACGAAGGAAACATTCGATAGATTTTTCCAGCCGTGTCTTTGACTTCTGTTTTGACTACATTGCCGGCGGCGTTTTGCGTTTCAATTTCTACAAGTTTGCCCTTTTGTCCGAACCCAGCAATAATGTCCAATGCCCTAGCAACTTGAGTGTTTCGTCCAACTTCGGCTCGAATTTGATCGCCGGACAGCGCCGCTAGTGAACGACTTGCGGTTAGTTGCGTAGCTTCCCGTTCAAGGCCCAATGCACGGCCACCCATCATTGGCGCTTCAATAAAAGACGTAATGGCGTCCACGGTGCCAGACAAAAGCGAAACATTCCGGTGAAACAGGAATTGAGAAATGCCTTGACCAATGGTGCCAAGTTGCGCCGTTGGTTTGCGACTGGCATCCCAAAGTGCTTTATCGTGCCAAATCTGTGGAACTACGTTGGCTCCAAACAGTTCAGGTGCTTGTGTCGCTTCGGCACCAATTTTAAAGGCTTGCCCAATTCCTCGAACAATTGGGTTACTACCAAATGTTTTTACAGCGGCTTCGCCTTTAGTTGCATTAGCACCAGCCTGCTCTGCCTCGTTCAAGGTTTGTGCCGTTTGACCTTCGGCGGTAGCGGTAGCGGTTTGTGATGCGGTGTCGCTTGCGGCAGTTCCAAGATTGGCACCCATTTGACCGGCAATGTCACCTTCGGTTGCCGTAACTGCGGCATCGGTTCCAATAGTTGTCGAAAGGTCTGCGCCCATTGCAACACCGGCTGCGGCGGCGTCAGGACCAAGAACGGTCGAACCAACAAGACCAAGAACAGCACCCGCCAGCATTGGCGTAAGGGCGTTCATCATGCCGTTGAAACCGCCCTTTTCATAGGACATGACTACATAACGGTAAAAATGATTCCAGTTGTCAAACTGTTGGCCCACCATCTGCAAAAAGCTTTGTTTAGCGTTAGCAACTTGTTGCGGAGTAAGCAAACCCAAAGTAGTCGCTAATAGGTCAGGATTTCCCGCACGACCCAATGTTCCACCAACAACACCACGAACGCCTGGTGTTTTTTGGTTTTGGTATTGAGCTTCGTGAACGGCGGTTTCAGCACGTTGCTTTTCCCACCAATGAAGATTGAAATACTTGTCTTTGAATTGATTTGAAATGTTTGTCAACGTGTCGTGAAATAAAGTTGGCAATCCATAACCGCTGGAACTGCCGTGATGCAGCATTGAACCGAATGGGTCTTGTGGGTTGATACCACCAATCCAATCTGGCAATTGACGCGTAAACGTATCAAGGCTACCCATTGCGTAGCCTTCCATGTTTTTCAATCCGGCTGCACTAAGGTTTCTTTCAGCCCAACCGCCAATGCTTTGTCCGACATGACCCGCATCAGTCCACAAACGACTAATTTGGTTTCCGGCAGATACGTTGCCACCGCCTTCAATACCACCCAAACTTGTTCCGGTTTGTGTTTCACCTAGCCTGTCAATGCCGTAAAAATTTGTGCCCGGCACAGATACACCACGTTCGCCGCCCATTGCTTGCGATGTGGTTCCCAATCGGTCAAGCGTTTTCTGTGTAACAACATGTGCAAATGCTTGGTGCACTTGTGGGTTAGCACGCAAGTGGTCGGTGGCGGTATCAAACAGCGTGTTCGCTAAATGAAAACCAGAAAGCGATTGAGCATTTTCAACAATGTTGCCACCAGCACGAACAGCGGCTAATCCCAGGTCGGGGTGATATTTGATTGTCGGTGCAGCCTTGATCGCCTTGTCAAGATTTATTGCGTTCAAGTCGTGAACATTAGGCGGCCTGTAAATTTCTCCCCCAGGCATCAAACACCAATCACACGGGCAATGGCAGCCATTTCTTGTACGGCTGGCGTTGCATACGGCGAGTTAGAAGCGTTGTCCAACAAATCAGAAATCCGTTTTGCGTTTTGAGCAGGGTTAGATGCAATTTGGTTTTGAGCCACCATGCCTGGCGGGTGCGGAGCGGGGTCCCAAAATCCCAATGTTCCGGGCGCAGTAAAAGGCTGGCGTTGGTCCGCAGCGCCAGGCGTAGCGGGCGGAGCTTGCGGCGGAGTTGGGTTCGCAACGTGAGTTACCGGTTCTGGCGTACTGCCCATTGGAACGGCTCGTTGAGCATCTTCAAGCATCCGGCGTTGTCCGTAAGGTTCACCGGGCGCAACGGTAATGGGTTGTGGCCCACGGTTGTTGAGGTCGGTCCTGTTTGAATAAGCGGTTTGCGCCGCTCCTTCAACCTTACTTCCCTTACCTTTTCTTGGCATAGTTCTCTCTTATTACGACAATGCCGCAGTTGTCGGCGGTTGATGAAGTGTTGCAAGAAGGTCTTGCAAATTACTTAGTCCTTGGGGTGGCGCTCCGATAGGAGAACTTGTTTGCGCCATTGCTTGCTGATCTGGCGAAGGGGGCGCCATGCCCGGCTGGTCCTCGGGCTGTGCTTCCATCCCTCCGGGAAGTCCTGCGGCACCTGGCTGCCCAGGTACTCCTGCCATGCCCGGTACACTTCCTCCTTGCTCAGGTTGGGCATTTTGTTTATCCGCCTGTTCTTTCTGCATTTCTTCGTGAACTTTGGTAACTGCAACTTCCAACGTAGTGCGTCCATCGGCCATAGCCAATGCAATGCGAGAAATGGTGTTGGGGTCAAGTTGCCCCTGAACCGCCTGTTGCTCAAGTCCCGTGAGTAGGGCTTTGCGAATTCCCTCGATGTGGATGCGTGACGTTTCAAGCTCAGGATCACGGATCAACGGGTCCATTTCCATTGCCGATTGAATTGACATTTCCCCAATGCCAACTTTTTGCCCGATCATCACGGCCATTTGGTTAGCGTCCGAACCAGGCAACGGATACGTCACACGGCACAAGTCAGTCTCAAACGCTTCGTTTGGCGTGTAATCCGGTGGGCCTTCGACTTTACCGTTCATGCCAAGCAAAAACAAAGTTGGCTTGGAACCGTAGTACGCCTTTTGGATGGCGATGGCACGGCGAATCTCGGCCTCCATTGAAGCGGCAAAGATTTCCTGCGATTCCTGAATGTCGGGATCGACGGCTTCGGACATGACGGCATCGCCACGACGAGCAGTACGGATGTTTGATCCTGACTCGCCACCCCATTCGGCAGGGATACCTGCGCTCAAACGTGCGCTGCGCTCTAAACGGTCAAGGGTAAGTCCGGCTTGCTGGTTGATCTGCGGGTAGATGACTTCGATCTGTCCGTTTTGGATCACGCCTCGAACGCCAGTTTTACCGTCAGCGTTCTGAATGATCTTTGGTGCCATGCCCTGAGCCGATGGGTGGGCAACAACCCATTCGTCGGGGAACACGCCACGCATCACGGCAATGGTGTTGAGTGCGTCCAACTTGGCCTGACGTTGGTACATGCCCATCATAGCTTCAAACTTGGACATAACCTTGTCCAACGCAATGCGGGTAGGAACAACCACAGGCGTAATGCCTGCTCGGTTGGGAATGCGGTCAAGGACGACCTGGCTCATGCCCGGTACGTCTTGGCCTGCCATGTAGTTCTTGGATTCTTTGCGAGCGCCAACGGCCACCAAAACGGTTTCTTCGGGATCGACATACTCAAGGATGTTGAACAGAACGTCCTCGTTGGCTTTGCCGGTGTAAAGCACGGCGGCGGCGGCTGGGTAGTTCTGCTTGATCCAACGAAGGGTGCGGGCGTCCTCAAAGATGCAGTCCTCGGGTTCCATGTTGTTAGGGTCAATGGTGTCCGATGGAAAGGTGGACAATGGGTTACGAACCCGCCAATGGGGAATCTCACGCTTGTCGTGGCTGTTTAGCGAAACGGGGTGGATGGAAACAGGGGCCGAAGCATAAGCAACTTGATAACGCGCACGACGCCGCATCAGGATGTTCATTTGGTTCATGTCAAACCAGCCAAGGGTGGCAAGACGACGCTTACGGGCGTTTTCCTCGCTGGCCTTGAATCCTGCACGAAGGGCTGGAAATTGCAAGTCGGGCATGACCGACGAAACCCGCATGGCAAATTGGTCAATTCCTTGGGCAAGAAGGTTGGCTACGGCAGGGCGCTCGTTGGCGTCAAGCTCAGGAAGTGGAACGGTGACTTCGTTGTTGTAGTGGCGGGATACGTCCTTCATGCGGGACAAGTAATCCCCACGGCTGTTCACACGCTGACGGTGAAGGGCGACAATTTCTTCGGCGGTCTTACCCATCAGACGGCTTCTCCGGCCCAACTAGGACGCCACGAGCTTGACATTGCTGCCGTTGGCAACGAAATGTTGGGCAGGTTCCACTCAAAAAACCATTCGGCCATTACACAGTCGTCCGTTCGTCCATGCGGGTATTTAGTTACCTCGTCAACAAGCCGCATGGACACAACTTTGCCATCGCCCCTACCTGGAAGTCGTACTCTGCCAAAACGCCAATGCGGGGCAATCGTTTCTACTCCGAAGTTCGGGTCCGATTTATTACGGCTGGTTGTATGCGGAATTATGTCAACGTCATGCAAAGATCGCCATCTTCGCACATGGTCATATTGTAGCAGGAAGCGTTGTGCGGCATTTGCTTCGACAATCCAAGTTGTGATAGGAAAACCCAAAATCTGCGACGCTTGTTGCCAATCGTTCATTACACCAACGAACTGTCCGTCTTGTGCAGACCAGTCAAGAAAGTCTGGTGCGTCCATCTTCTTGCGAAGCAGGTCAATCAAGTAGCGTTTCTCTGATGACGGGTCATAGATCCACCATTGGATCGACCAGAAGTTTGTTGGGCTGGGGTCGGCGGTGGCAATTGAGTAGCAGGAACCAGCGTTCAATCCTGCGGGAATTTCAAGTCGATCCCGTTCCTTGTCGATGCACCCGATGAACTCGCCGTGCCCGTACACCCATGCGTTTGGCACCAGGACTTCGGTGGGGTCAACGTCCTGTTGCTGATACAGAACCGTAAACCGTTCCCCACGGTTTGACATAAGGGTGTTGACCTTGGACCAAGGAATTCGCCTTGGCACAAGAAGGCATCCTTTGGGATAAGGGTCAGATGATTTCTTGTGTTGTAACGGATCGCATTTTTCTTCGTAATGAGCTTTGAAGATAATGTGATGGTATTTTTTGCCATCCCGCTTTTCGCCAATCTTTTGAGTTAGTTCGTCGGGGTCGATGTGGTCATCGTCGTCGTCGTCCTCAAGGCCAGGAGCGGTCATGTCCAAAGCAAATCGGTATAGATCGTCCGACGCAATCCTCTGGCCTTGAAGAACTAGCAAACCCCCAGGTTCCAAACGGGTTTCGCAAACATCTTGATAAACGTCTTGTAAAGCCTCACGTTGTTCGACGGTACGCATCTTGCGAGGGTCCACAAGGTCGTCCCACATCACAAAGTCGTAACGTCCACCAATAAACGAAGTGTCAATTCCGTAAGCGGACCAAGTTGGTTCCTTTTCTGTGATGAGTCCGGTGTCGTCAGATTGCATAACAATAAACGCTTCGTTGGTCCAAATCTCTTTGTCCATTGGGCGAAATCGTCCGTAGTCTCGAGCAAGCACCCCCACGGCATCAAGGGCTTCGCCACGACGAATAGCGCCAGGATCATTCTTGACGGGTTCAGGAAACTCAAGGGTCCGGCGCAAACGTTTGAGGTTTCGCTTGGCAAGGCTCATGGTGGCCGAGCCGATCATGCCTCGAATGGCACGGTTGCGACAAGTCAGCCAAGCGGGAATGTCGTGAACGAACGTGACGGTCTTACCCGAACCAGGCGGAGCGTTGATGACAACGTATTCTTCGTTGGGGGTTTCCAGCAGCTTGACGATGGATTCGGCTGCTTCTCGTTGCCACGGCGCAGCAATACGACCAAAGTATCGTTCTTGAAAATACGAAAAATCTTCAAGAGCCCGAGCGGCTTCGGAACTAAGCTCAGAAAACTTCTTGGGAGCGGGAAACGAATCTTGTTGTTTGGCTAAAAGAAGTTCTTTGCCCCTTGCATGTTGCAAACTTGCTTTTTCAAGCCGGACGGCAGTAGCAACAGAAAACCCAGCCTTGCGAGCGGCATCAGATTGAGAATAGCCGGATTCTCGAAGGTTCCAAAACTTTTCTTTTTGTTGAACGGTAATCGCCATCTAATTTTTTGCTACCATGATTGGAGCGATAATCCTCCATCGCTGTGACTGATCCCCGGCTTGAGAGCGTCTGCGTGGATCGTCACGCCCTTGCGGAGGTGTAAAAAAAATTTTACTTCGCAGGAGGGGTTGCAGGGGCGGCGGGAACGGCAGGAGCCGGGTAAGTGGGGGCACCCAGGGCACCGAGCAGACGCCCGACCTTGGGGTGCTTGACTTCAAGGTTGCGGACAACCGTGTAATAGACGGCGGCGGACGCCGAACCGATAGCTGACACAGCGGCGGGGTTTTTTACACCAGCGTGGGCCAGGAGGGACACGACAAATCCCACGGCGATTGGGGTGACAGTACGGACTACTGAACGGGTTACGTTGGTCATTACCATTCCGTTTCTACTTCGGGGGAATCATCTTCCCGTTGACGACAATCACAATCTTCGCAGACACCGTTGCAATACTCGCCGTTTTTGCGAATACCAGGCACAGCAGTTTCGGTGGGGAACGTAACGCTCATGACTCACCCCGGAACCAAGCGTCAATCCTGTCTTTGCGCTTCTGGAGGCTCAAGGTGCAAGCGACGGTCAGGGCCACGGTCATCGGGACTACCCCACCCACCACGATCAAAATGGCGGCGATGGAAGTAAGGTCACGGCTCACAGGTCATCCAAGTTTTCAATGGCAAAATCAAGGTCACGCCAAGGCATGTTGGGGCCAGCGGCGGCGACTCGATGCCAGCCAATGTAGTTATCGCGAACAATGGATGCAACCACTTGGAGAGCGTGGTATTCGTCGGGATCAACGTTCATTCTTCCTCCTGACAGCGTTTTGCTAGATCGTGGATTCTCATGCCCTCAACAATACCTTCGATGCTGGTGGCTTCAACAATAGTACCGCACTCGGGACATTCCCAGTATTCCAAGTCCGGTTCTTCGGCTTCGTAATAGCTGTAAAAATGCCCAGTAACTTGGATCGCCAACAACGCAGACACGATAATCAAGATCGCCAGGATCATGCTTGCACAATACACCAAAACCAATTCTGAAAGTTTGCTGAGAGTATCCTGAGAATTTCTCAGTATTGTGGAACACCCAGCTTGACAACGCTGATACGCTGACGACTTGGAACGCAGACACGGCGGAAGCGCCGAAGCGCCCCCTTGGTCTGCTCCTGGCTACCGCCTCGCTACGCTCGTTGCTCTGCGCCTCCCTTCGGTCGTTGCGGCAGACAAGGTAAGTAGATACTTACTGTGTCTTTGCCGTTGTTGATTTTTTTTGATAAGAAAATGACAATTGTTTGTGAAGGTGATAAACGGGCTTGTTCGAGGCACCCGCCTCGGCACACACCCGGTTTCCACAGAACATGTGTTCGTCTGTGGACGATGTTGTGGATAAATAAGACAAGAGCGAACAAATGTTCGGTGAATGAGTAACACTTGGCATTACGCGCACAATGCCTCCCA